GGTCTCGCGGGTCACTTCCCCAGTCGAGACGGATATTGCCCACTTTGCGTGGAAACGCGGGGTCAAGATTGAGGAGTGTCTTGACCTTGTGATCCTCGCCAGACTCAACCCCGGCAAGGCTTGGGGGTCAACCAACGGACGGGTAACCGTTCAATCACGAAACTAGGAAGGAAAGAAAATGTCTTGGGACGATAGGGAAGGGTGGGACATGAATCCCACCTATGGCACGGCGGACCTTTGGGTCTGTGAAGAGTGTTTTGGCGCTATCTGCCAACTTGACGCGGGGGATTACCTCGCGGACGGTTACTTAGACCGCTTTATCGGTCTGACAGACGAACACATTGAAACCATCAAAAACGACCTTGCCGCGTGCTGGCCGGTTGCCTGCCTTTGTGAGCGGTCCCGATTTGGCGCTCACGACCTTTTTGACTGCCACAGAACAATGGAACGCGGATTGATCGCCAAGTGCGAAATTTGCGATGCTATCGTCCGCTGCCGACACGCCGTGGCGGTCTACTCATGACAAATCTCATTCGCAACTGGGGACGTGGCCCCGGAACGGAAGCATGGCACTTGTGGGAAGGAAGGTGCTGTAAGACTCACAGTGAGTTCCTACAGCGTCACTCCCTTGCTTACCGCCAACAGATAGGCGGGACGTTGATTGTCTCGTTTTATCACAGTTACGAAAACTCTCAACCTGTACCCGATTGGTACATTCCCTACATCACACCATAGGAAGGAACACATCATGAAATACGTCGTTATCGTCCCCCTAAGCTACCGGGCGTTTATCGTCCCTTCTCTCGACATTGCAATCGGAGTCCTCAGAGACGACCTTTCGCTCGGAGACTTTGAATGGGCCACAACCCATCGCGGAGACTACTACTTGCCTGAGTCGGAAGGGGTAGAGCGACTCCTCTCCGACGCGCGCGAAGACGTGTTGTTGCGTGGCGCAATCATCATTAAGGCGCGGACTGACGAGGCATGGGAAGGGACGTACCAAGTCTGGGCAGGTGAGGAACATGCCTAGGCGCGTTGTGGCCGTTCTGGCCGTGATCCTTGCCCTTGGGGCACTCGTGGCCGCCCATGTCGCCTTGTGGCCTCACGGGCAAGCCTCGCAAGCCTCAGCTGCCATTTGCGGGACTGACGCGGAGTGCGAGAGCGTCCCCCCATGCTCGCCAGACGAGGCGTGGCCGTGGCCGTGCGTTTGGGACGCGCAGAGCATGGGCAATGGTGAAGGGCAGAGCTACCGCGTTGATGAGCATGGGGAGGTCACCTATGTCTAGGCGCATGGTCCGAATCAATCGGAAGGTGTCTTCGGACGGGGTCACTGTCGAGACCTTCGTGTCTGGCACCTTAATCATTCTCACGGCTATGGTCGTGACCCTTGGCCTCGTGGCCATCGCAACGTCATCATGGTTCGGCTTTATCGTGATGGTTTGCGCCTGCGCCATTGCTTACATTGCCGTCGCCAAACTCTTTCCCTTGCCTACTACTACTGAGGAGAAACCTCGTGAGGATTAAGACCACTATCGGACTCCGCGTCAATGTCCCGGATGACGCTAAGTCAACCCCTTGGCTGTCCGGGACGGCTTACGTTTGGCCTCGCGCCGACTACTACCATGCAACCATCGTTTCCGCTGAGGGGGATATGGTGATGCATTGCGACAACTCTAACGCCGGTCAATGGGTCTGTACGGCTCTATGGTCCGGTTCCCCCATGCCCATTTGGTCTTGTGGCGAAGGGTCGGGGGAACTCCTCAACCCGTCTTGCCAGGAAACGCTCAATTCACTTCTCAACAACTCGTAAGGAACACATCAATGTCTAAATTCACAGTCACAACCCTGTACGAAAACTCAATGGTCGGCAACGGCTACAGCCCTTGGTGGGATTCTGACGCTCTGAGGGCATGGGGGGACAAGGAAGGGATTCCCTCGCCGTTCTTTGACGGACCCATTGACCCGGAGTTGGTTCGGTCCCGCTTGTTTGGTTGGGAGCCTCTCGTCATTCACCCTAGGGTCCCTATCGGGGCCAACGGGGAGTGGATTGAGGACGAAAACTCAGTTGCCCTCATTCATCCCGAGACGCGCGGAGTCATTGCCTATCACGGCGCCGGTTACACGCCGCTGTCTTACGGCGATTGCCTTGTGGACCTTGCCGGACAACTGGCAGGCGCGGGTATCGGTATTTCTTCGGCTGGGGTCTTGGGGGAGAATGGCGAGAGAGCTTATGTCCAGTTCGGAAGTCCGGGAGCCAAAATTGAGTCGCCTATGGGCGCGGTTCACCCTTACTTGCTCGCAGTTTCGGCTCATGATGGCACGTGCGCCTTTAGGGTCGGGGGGACTCACACCGTTGTCGTGTGTGACAACACTTGTACCGCTGCCCTACTGGGCATGTCTAGGAAAGACATGTTCCTTGGCGAGGAAGGAATCGCCATTAGGCACACGGCCAGCGCGGCAGACAAGGCCATTACCGCCAAGACGTTGGTTCGGGACCTTAAGCAATCATCGGCAGCGCTGGCGGAACGTATGGATAAGCTGAGTTCTGTTTCCGTGACTGACGAGGCATGGGAAGCTTTCGTAACAGCTTATGGCGGGGACCCGGACACGATTGAGCCCGGCGCGGGCAAGACCCGTTGCCTCAACCGGCGCGAGGCCTTGTACGAATTGTGGGAGTCGGATTCTCGGGTCACGCCTTTCGGCCACACCTTGCTTACCGCGCTTCACTGTGCGGACCTGTATAGCCGCTATCTCGGGGTCGCTCGGGGGGACCGTGCTACCGCGCTTGTTAGTCGCCTTGTGAAGGGAGAGCAAACCAAGCGGGACGCTTTCGCTTGGGATTCGGCTTGCCGCGCTGGCCTTGTGCCAGACACCTTGCTTGTGGCCTAGCGTCATGTGGCAATGGCTGTTGTTAGTCGGGCCACCTTGCCTGATAGTTGGTTGGCTGGCATGGGTTGGCTCGGGGGGCCAC